CAGCGTGCGATCCTTGAGGCGGACCTTCACGACGCACGCACCCGGACCCTGTATGCCCACCGCACCGGGAACATCGACGACATGGAAGCTGCGGTCGGATATGAACGTGGGTGCATGGCCGCCCTCGTCGAATTCAACCTGCGCACGATCCGCATGGTCCCGGTCACCCACGTCCGCCGCTAATCTCCAACCCACCCAGCACCCAACCATGAGCAAGCCCACCACCCTCACCCCGGAGCAGGTCGATGCGATCGTCGTAGACGCCGGCTTCTACATCGAGACTGGCATCGAACCTACCAGCGCCATCAAGCAGGCGGCCGCCGACCACGGCGTGCCGGCCGGCAAGCAGATGCAGGCCGCCGTCGCCGCCGTCCGGGAGGTCTTCGGATTCTAACCCCAACCAACCGACATTCATGTCCACCCTCCGCACCATCCTCTTCGCCCTCATGTTGGCGGCCCTCATCGGCTTCGCCCTGTGGGTGTTCACCACCGGCCCCGATCTCCTTGAGATCATCGATAACCCCAAGCTCTAACCCTGCCCACCGCCATGATCACCAACCTCCCGCCCCATCAACAGGCCAGCCTCGACAGGGCATGGGCCAAGCGCCACGCCGCTTACGACGCAACCAAGGCAGCCAAGGCCGCCTTCAAAAACGGGCCAGGTATCAGCACCCCGGAGGGTGAAGCCCTTTACCGTGCATGGAAAACCGCCGAGGCAATCGAGCGGAAGCGGGCCGGCGTATGCCACCGCCTTGACTACCTGTTCCGGTACAAGCCGGAGATCGACAAGCAAGCTTGACACCCTCCAATCTGTAGGTACACCCATCTATCCCAACCCATGAGCAAACGCACCCATAAGATCAACGTCCGGCCCCTCAACATCGACGCCATCAAAGCGGCGATCACCGAAGCCGAGATCAAATCCCACCACGCCGTCGCCGACGTCAACGACTGGTCGGCCAAGCTGTCGGCCGCCAAGATCGAGGAGGGCCGGCGTGCCGCCCACCTCGACGACCTCCGCAGGTTGGCGACCTACTATCCCGGCACCAACGCACCGGCCGATCAGATCGACGGCGCCGAAGCTGCCCTCGCCGGCGCACGCCGGGACGTGGAGCTGACTGCCGAGCATATGGACAAAGCCCTCGACAAGTGGCGCATGCTCCAGTCCTACGTCAACGGCATGAACGCCGTCCTATGGGCCGGCTCGATCTAATCCTTCCCAACCCAACCCAACACCATGAGCAAATCCATGATCACCCACGCCGCCGCCCTCAAGGCTCTGGCCGACCTCCACCTCGCTGCCGCCGAGCATATCGCCGGATCCACGTTCGGATCCGGCACCACCCTTCCGGAAGCCATGAGCAAGGCCGCCCATGTCTTGATCGCCACGGCCAACGCCACCCCGGAGGAAGTCTACTGCCACCTCAAGCAGGCCAAGGCGGAAGCCAAGGCCAAGCTCAAGGCCGGGCAGGTTTAACCTTTAACCCTAACCCAGCACCCAACCCAGCAACGACATGATCGCATCCATCACCACCAAGTACTCCGGCCCCACCGACCGGTCCGGATCCCGGATCATCGCCAAGGCCATGTTCGCCGCCGGCCGCACCGGCACCCCGGACAGCAAGCGCACCACCAAGGCATGGGATCACTCCCTGTCCAACGAGGAAAACCACAGGCAGGCGGCGTTCAAGGCCCTGTCCGCCGGCGGTCTGATCCATGGTGACTATGACCTCACCGGCTTCCGGTCCGACGACGGCACCGGGTACTGGTCGGCCGTAGCCAAGGAGCAGCCTGCCCCCGACATGGATAACCTACGCCTCGTCGTCGAGGATCTCGCATGCTACGCCCTCGTCGGGTGGGAGGATGAGATGGAAGACGATCGCCCGGAGGAACTGGCCGTTTGGAAGACCCGGATCGACGCCGCCCTCAAGGCCGTTGGCAGCAAGCACACCTACGACGGAATCAAGCCCCTTCTTGGCTAACATGATTCCCGACTACATCCTCCACCCCCGACTGGACAGCGTGCGTTGCGTGCTGCGTGACAGGCGGATCGTCATCGAAGACGTGAAGCCCGGACCTTGCGGTGCATGTGGCAACAGCTGCACGGAAACGGATCGCCCCGGCGAAAGGTTCATTGTACGTGGTTACTACCGTGACGAAGCCGGCAAGCTCATCAAGCTTCCCGGTGAGCATGCGATCTGCCACGACTGTCTGATCATGTGGGACGCAGCTGACCTAGGGTAACCAACGCAAGGGCCGCCACGGCCCAGCCAGATAGGTCTATCGGCCCGCCCTCACCGGCGGGCCTTCTTGTTTTATTGGATCCAGTCCGGGAACCGGGACGCCGGCACAGGTGTGGGGGTGCGATCGTCTAGGTGCAGGGTCATGGTCAGTCCGCCCTTCCCTGCCCACGTCTTGGTCACCACTAGGGTGGACACGGCGGCGTCGTCCTCAAGCAGGCCGGCGTCCATCACGGCGTCGAGGGCAAGCTTGGCTAGGTTGTCTGCGTCCGGTCGGAAGGTGTGGGGCAGGCCATGCCTGTCTGCCTTGGGTGTGGGCATGTCGAACCTCATAACAACGGCGACGGCCTGCGCCTTGATCTGGCCGTGGGCTTCTGCTGCCATCTTACCGGCCGACCGGACCAGATCCTTCCACATCCTAGCGTTGGCGTCGGCGGTCGATACCACCCTGCCCCTGCAAAGCCTGGGCCTAGGTTGCGGCCTGGGGTTGCCTTCGATATTCAGCAGCACGATGTCCATGTCCAGATCCTGCCACCTTCATGCCCATGGTCAACCCTTCCCCGCAGAGTCATAGCAACCTAGGCGACGCCCTTCCCCAAAGGGATAGGGCCAAAGCCCAAGGATGGCCTATTACTCTTAATAGTGGGGTTTCCTCGCTTCCTCGCCCATGCATAACTCACTACTTGTTAGTGGGTTATGCATGAGGAAGGGGGGTGTGCGTTTTCGTAAAACCGTCGAGGAAGGGGGGGGTGTAACAGGGTTAACCCTATATCAAACAACGACTTAACATAGTATCCTCGACGCCTTGAGGAAGCGGGGAAAGGGGGGTAGCTAAACCCCTTCCTCATCCCCACCTTTTCTCCCACATGGTGGAGGGTTGGCACTTCGTGCCATGCCTTGCCTTGCTCCTCGATCCGCCCAGCTACAGCGCAGGCATGTAGCCCTCAATCCCAGTCAGTAAAGTCCAGCCCGCCCGCCTTGGATTCGATCTTCCGCATCAGTCCGGGTATGCCTTCCGGGTCGATGTCGTCGCCCTCCGGGTCGATACATGAGACGATGCTTGTAGCGTCCCAGTCGATCTCCCAATGGCCGCATTCCTCGGTGCCGAATTCATGGTCGAAGCTGTCGTCGATCCATTGCACCTCCACGTCCAATGTCACCACGTAAACCTCCCCGGCCAGGTTCACCTCGATCTCTACTTCCCTCACTTGCCGGCCCTCCACTTGTTGCGTGCCAGAAGGCCGGCCCAACGCTCCCTGTCGGCCTTGCTCATGCGTTTGATCAGCGCAAGCTCAAGGGGTGTCAGTAGCTTCAGACCCGGCGTCGCCCTAGCCTCTACTGGGGTGCGTGCTGCCTTCACCGGTCGCCCTCCCTGTCCCGGATCCCGAAGGTGTCGTTCCTTACCAGCTTGAACTGGTCGGTCGTCATGTGCCGGATCACTCCGTCATGGTCCAAGACCACGGCGAAGACGTCGTTTGAGAATGACCCGCCGTCCCGGACGTAGATCAACATCCCATAGCCAAGCGGCGTCTCGACGAGGATGGGGTTGCGGAATTCGTGGATCATGGGATGATCCTTGCGTCCGGGGTGATGGCGCCTGCCGTGATGGCGTCGGTCAGACGATCCACTTCGGCTTGGAGATTCCTGTTCTTGGCATCAAGAAGCTCAAGCTCGGCGTGCCGCTCATTATTCTTGATGACTAGGTTGTCGATACGCTCTCGGAGGAGTGCGTTCTCGGCCTTCAGATCGTCCAGCTCGACGGCCATGCAACCGAGCATGTCTGCGTCGGAAGACTTTTCGGCGTCGATGGCGGCCTGCAAGATCGCCACCTTGGCGACCTTCAGAAGCTCGGCGTTGAGTGCTGCCTTGAAGGCATCACGTTGATCGGTTACCCGGCCAAGCTCCAAGCGGAGGGTGATGGTCGGATCGTGGGGTTGTTCGTTACTCATGGTTGGGTGTATTGGGTGGGAGAATGATGGCGTCCTCTACGGACTTCAGTTCGTTGGCGACCTGCTTCATGGATTCCAATTGCTTCCGGCCTTTCTCGACCAGATCCACAAGCTCGGACACGGACATCTCATGTTGGTCCTTCTTGCCCTTGTTGCCTAGGTGGATTGCTGCGGCGATAGCGGACAGGCCATGACCGCTCGCTTCCAACGTCCAACGTGCTGCCTGGAATCGGACCTGGGGAGGTGCGGCCGGATCCGTGAGCAAGGACTGCATGACAAGCCAAGCCTGCGTGGCGCCTCCGGTCTTGATGTCCATGTCCCGCTTCAGCTCGATCGCCTCCCGGACCTTGTGGGATGAGAGCTGGGAGTTACCGTCGGCGTAACCTGCGGCCTTGCCGGCCTGCACGGCGTTGCCGCCGTTGCGTACATACTCGGCGACGAAGATCTCCTGTTGCTTGTTCAGCGCAGGCTCCACGTCGTGGCGGATGACCAGTCCGCCCTTCCATTGGTCCTTATCGTTTTGCTTTGGCATCGTGTTTGGTCTGTTTCCAGTTGAATCCGTTTTCAACGCACCAACGGTGGACGTTGACGTGAGGCACGCCCAACATGAAGGCCACGTCGCCTTGGGTCTTGCCTTCAGCGGCAGCCCGGACAATCACATCCTCCCACTTTGATTTGTCGTACTTGCGACACTTCCTTGCCCGGACCTTCTTGAATCCGATCCCAAGGATCTCGGCCCAGTTCTTGATGGTGGTGATGGAGAAGCCCAGCTTCCGGGCGACCGCCGGCATGCACAGGCCAGACTCCGCCAGACGGCGAAGGTCGGCCCTGTATTCGCAGATCCGGGCGGCCCTCGATGCGAACATCAGACGCCCCCGGAAGGACACGGCTCCTCGGTTCTGGAACCGAAGGATCGGGGCTTCTTTGTTGGTGATTAGCTCGCTCATCGGACATTGATATTGATTAGGTTGGCCTTCATAAATTTGCGGTCTGGTACCTTCTGGATGTTGTATCCATAGGATCCGAAGCCCGACATGCCAAGGTTGAAGGCAAGCCAAGTCTCGCCGGCGTTGGCCGGGCGGCCTAGTCGCCTCGACACCTTGGACCGGAGGTAGGCCAGCCATGTGTGGGCGTACTGGCGTGCGATCACAGGATCGGACGCAAGCCTGTAGGGGTAGGTGGGAAGGCCGGCCTGCCGGCGGACGTCGGAGCAGTCCATCCAAGCGGCGTGCCAGAATTGGAACGGCCCTCTGGCCCGGCCGGTGTCACCACTAGGGGTGTCGGCTCCACGTCCGGATGATTCTACCTGCTCGACTGCGTCCACCCATTTCTCTGGGACAGGCGCGATCGATGCGGCGATAAAGGCTAGGGTTGTAAGCATGTCGGTGGGTTGGGACACCGACGCTGACGACCTACTTACGCTTGGCAACCTTCTTTTTTTCAACGGCTTTCTTTTTCCTGGCCCGGCCTGTTCCCGATATGGGCAGCCCGCCCGCATCTCCGTATTTCTTGATGCCTGCCTCGACGATCATTCTGCAACGATCCCAAAGGCTGACGTTGTCCCGGCCGTCGTCGGCCATGCGGATGATGGGGCGGTTGCTCATGGCTTTCGGATTACTGTACGGCTATCCTTATCATATTCAAACTCTTCCCAATCCTCCGGGTCGTAAGCGCCGGAGTTGATCTCCGCACCGACCTCGTCGGATGCGATCGGTCCGTTGGGCAAGTCCAGCCACTTCTTGTCCTTGCCGCCCTTGGCTGCGGCGGCGACGAGGATCTTCTGTAGCAGCATGTCCTCGACGAGGTGGGCGAATTCCCCCGGACCGATGGACCGCAGGATGACCGGAAGCTCACCACGCCGGCGGTACAGGCCGGACTTGGCGTTCTTGCCTTCGATGCTGTATGGATGGCCTGCCCTCGACGCAAGGGTGACGGCTGCGACCAGCCATGCTTGGCGCTCTAGGAAGTTCACGTCGTTGAACTTGTCCTTGTCGGTGACGTCCGTGAGGGTGCCGATTTCCGTACGCAATAGCGTACGCTCGGTGTCCAGCATCTCCGGGTTGTTGGCCTTGATGATGGCTGCCTTCCACAGGTGCTTTCGCTTCGGCACCAGGCCCATGCCCTTCATGCGACGGTCGTAGTCGGATGCATGCCACACACCGATGGCGCCTCGGAAGGCACCCAGGAGGGCCGACGATCCACGGACCTGGGACGCCATCTGCTCGGCGTTCCGGATCGGCTCGTCGCCTTGCTTCTTGATGTGGTGGATGACGATGAGGGCGGCACCTAGCTCGCCGCCCACTTGGCTGGCTACTCGGATGAATTCATTGATCACCGTGGCGCTGTTCTCTTCGCCGTGCAACACGCTGTTGAGGGTGTCGATCACCACAAGCTGGAGGTTGGGGATCTGCCGCAGTAGGGCGAAGAATTCCAGCCACTTCCGGGATGGTCGAGACTCTTGTGTCTTGGGGTCTTTCTCGACTAGGGCGAAGGCGCCTCCGGAGTTGATGGAAGGGAGGATGATCAGATCGTCGCCGGCTTCACGACGCCGGCTTCCGTCTGCGTCCATGTCTGCTAGGCGGATGTGCAGCTCGTCCTTGTCGTCTTCCGTGGTGAGGATCACCACGGCACCCTTGCGCATGACCGGCATGCCGCACCATGTGTCGCCTTCCCGGCGTGCCGTGATCTTCAGCGCAAGGTCCAGCACCATGAAGGTCTTGCCGGCTCCGCCCTCGGCGACGAGCAGCTGGTGCTTGGCGGCTTGGAGCCAGTTCTGGACGAGGAACTGACGCTCCGGGCGTGGGGCTAGGCTCCACCTGTGGGCAGCCCACACGGCCAAGCCCTTGCCCTCGTCTAGGATCGGCTTCTCCGGCTCCGGCATGGGGCCGTTGTTGTGGATGTCGTTGCGGAGCAGGCCCAGCCACTCGGTGTCGAACCTAGCTTCCGGCCAAGGCGGGGACATGTGGGCCTGCATCCATCCGTAGGTGGCAAGCCTGGCCGCATCTAGTGTCATCTTGCCGATGCGAGCTGTGTGGATGTAATGCCCGGCCACGCCGTTGAAAGCCGACCACCTAGTGGTACCTTCTCCGCCGGCGTTGACGTTCTCGGTCAGCATATCGACGGCCGGGGTATGCGTCTTGGGCATGAGCGGGTCGGCCGGCACTTCCTTGATCGCCCATTCAGATTCCGGCATGCGTGCTGCCGAAGCACAAGGTGCGGTGACGATCGCCGTAGGATCGTGACGCTCGATGACCACCAGACGCTTCACACCGGACTTACCGTGGATGGATCCGGCGACACGGATCGGCTGATGCGCGCGGCCGTAGGGGTTACCATCGACGCCAAGTCCGAACTGGATGTCGGCTCCTGCCTTGCGGGCGATGTAATCACGGACGGCCACGATGTGGGCAACCTCAAGACCTTCGACCTGCCAGTAGGCGTGGCGCTTGGCCTTGCCTTCCTCGGTCATGCCTCCGGACAGCACGACCATGGCGGCCTTGCCGAAATTCTGCTCCACGAAGGCCAGCTTGGCGTCGGTGTCGCCGGTGTCGAAGTCAGCGCAAACGGTACGGAACACGTCGCAGTTCTCGGCCGTACCTCGGTCGTCTTTCAATGTGCAAGGCACGATGAACGTGGCTACGTCGTGCTGCCCCCACCGGGTGGCGTGGAAGATCACGGCGGCGACGAATCGATCCCACCCCATCCGCTCCGGCTCTAGGAAGATATCTTCACGGAACACGCCCTCTCTGGACGTTCCCTTTTCGCCGATGCCACGGAGGCAGACGTAGCCCTTGGCTTCACGTCCGAACAGCAGTTCGACGTGGCTGGCTACGGCTTCGTTATCGATCGGAATCATGTCGCTCATGTTGGGTCTGTTATTCCTGGGCGTTGGGCGGCCTAGGTCAATTCCACAATCTCGCCTTTTGCCTTTAGTCCGGCGGCGATCCATGTGGCGGTCATGTCGTCGAGCTGACGCATGTCCTCCGGGGGTACCACGAAGGACAGTCTGCCGGCGCCACGGAAGTGCTGGAGACGGTCCGGTCTGATGACCTCGGATCGCTCCGCCCAGCCCATGAATGTGACGGCCCGGTCGTTGTACTCGACCCTCATGAGTACGTAGATGTCCACCAATTCCTTGGTGGTGATCTGTCCGTTGATCTCGTAGGACGGCACCAGAAGGTGGGGGTTTACGTGGTGGCTGGACTTGACCTCCACGGACTGGCCGTTGGCGGCCATGAAGTCAACGGTCCCGGATCGAGGGGAGACGGTATCATCACGCTCCATGCTGAATAGCTTGGAGAAAGCGATCTCACCCAGCAGGCCGACCAAGTCCATGACCTTGCCGGATTGCTTGCCGACGTGCTGGTCTGGGACGCCGGCTGCCCGGCTGGACTCATGCCTGGCTAGGCTTTCGGCCTCGGCCTGGGTCATGGTGATCTCGTCGATTTTGATGCGGAGTCTCACAGGCTGCGGATGAAGATCGGAGTCTGCTCGCCGACGTAGGATCCCATGACGTTGAAAGACATGTGTTCGATGGCGTCCTCTTCGGACATGCCGTCTGCCACAAGGACACGGATGCAAGTCTCGTAATCGTACACCACCCGGACGTCTCCGCCGTCGGTGACTCCGACGATGGCGGCGTCGAAGCCGTCTGCCGTAAGGGTTGTGATGTCGCAGTCCTCGACGTACTGTTCAAGGCTCTTGCGCTTTTCTTTAGCCATCAGCTTGAGGTGGCTCTTCTCGGTTTTGTGGATACGCATGTTGGGAAATTACCAAGCCCATCCTTTGGGTTGTTCGACCGGGGCGACGACCTGTTCGGTTACGCCGTGGCAACGCTTCTTGTAGTCGCACCACTTGCACTTGAAGTCATCTACGCCTCGGCCGATCCTGCCTAGCTGATCTGGGTTGTCGGTCTTCACGATACGCACGGCCCGGTCGATGTAGGTCTGGGCGTCGCGTGCGTTGAAGGGTACGATCTCGACGTACATCTCGCCGGTGTCTCGGTTGATGGCCGTGAACAGGCACGACAGAAGATCCTTGTAGGCCATGTAGATCTGGACCTGGGCGTAGTACACAGGCTTGGAATCCTTCAGACCCTTCTTCTCGACGTCGCTCCAGCTCTTGTCGCCGAGGGCTTTGCTTTCCCACAGGCATGGGTAGAACATGCCGGCCAGAGCAGGTCCGTCTTGGATGATGCCGTCGAGATGGCCCTTGAACTTGTCGCCGGCGTCGGAGATTCCGAACTGCTTGCCGTCGGGTTGGTGGGTGACTAGGTCGAAGCCGGCCAGCTTGAGATACTCGGCGACACGCTCTTCGCCGTCATGCCCCATGTCGAAGATCCGGAGGGTGTTGGCCTTGAATTCGGCACCTTCGTCCTTCGGCGTCATGTGGAATTCGTACGCCAGACGACGCTCGCATTCGTCGCCGATGCGTGACGCTCCAAGGTACTGGCGTGCGACCTGTTCGCCTCGCTTCTTCTTGATGCCTGCGTCGATCTGGGCTTTGATGCCCTCGGCGATCTCGCATGGTTTGGATTCTGGTTTGAACATGTTGTTGGGATTAAATCGAAAGTACTTTGGCTTTAATAAACCGCTCGCGCCACTTCCATGTCAAAGCACATGTGGCACGGTACTTGGTCATGCCGGCGGCGGAGAATACATCAAGCCCAAGCTGGATGAGCTGCTTGTCGGAAGGAGGTTCGGTCAGCCAACGCTTGCTCTTCCTGGCGGCGTCTTTGTCGCCATGCTCACGGAGGTAGTCGTCGGCCGAGGCTACGGCCTGGAGCCGGTCGTCGGTCACGGAGATGAGGGTGGCGCCGGTCTGGCCGTCGCGGCCGCCGATGG